CCAGTAACCTGACCTTTAGCCAAAGCCCAAAGATAATTGCCAATTAACATAACTGGTAATTTTGTATAATCTGGCATTACTTTGATCTCCTAGCGATTCTATTTGCTGACTCTTTAGCCATTCCAGAGCCATTAAGGTTTCCAGAAGAAATTCTTGACAAACTTAATTCTGACTCTTTTAATATCTCTCTGTTAATTTTATCATAAAATCCAACATCTTCTAACATCATTGCTGCTTGTCTATTCATATAGGAATTGAATGTTCTTTCAAATGCTCCTGAAACTGCAGTACCTCCAGGATTTGGAACATAGGATTTTTTTGTAAATACTTTTTCCCCATCTACATCAAAAACAAGGTACTTTCCATTTCTTGGTCTAATAGTTATTGGATTACCATCTTCCATTACAAAAGCTCTTTTTCTAAACACCTGACCGCTTCTCTCAGGCACTGTAGCGTCTTTAAAAGTATATTGTATACTTGGATTACCAGAAGTTGCTGTAATTGTATAATAAAACAATCTAGCATTTGCATTGCCTATTTTATCGTTTTCATAAATGTGGTGAAAAGATGCACTATCTCTTCTTGCAAGGTTATCCATATAAAACCCAAAGTATTGACCAACAATGTTTAATCCATTTTTGATTATTTGACTTTTATTTTGTGGATTATTGTGAAGCTCTGTAAGTGTTTCAGTATGGTATCTTGCTGTGGCTGTAATCTTTTCAGCCATCTTACCAGTATCTACTGCCATATTAATCTACTTCTAGTGACTGTATTTCTTGACGCTTTAATACCGTTTCATATTCTAGGACTCTTCCGAGGTAGTCAAGAAGTGGGGTAGTTCCAGATGGTTCAAATATTGTTGCTCCATCTAATCCACCTGCGGTATTTTGGATATAATCTTCTTTCCAAATATTGCCTTCAGAGTTTCTTATTGCAACAACACGATACTCAGTGGATATTGGATCTACGGTTCTAATCTTAATAAAATCTTTTGTTATTGTGATGTAGTCTTTTAGGTCTACCTGTGCTGAGTTTCCACCAAGTTGTGATCCAAGAATACCACGAGCATAGCAAGATACTGTTTTTTGAAGAGCCCAAGACTTTGTAACCATTCCATTTGTTGCATTACGGGTGGTGGTTGGCTCATAAATATCTGCAGTCATTGTATAAGTTGAGTTAGCTAAACAAGACATTTAAATCGCCTTTAGATTCCAAACCTTATATTGAGAAAGCAATGAGTCTACATATAGGTTTCCAGTTCCATTTAACATTCCATCTGCAAACTGAATGTTAAAGGAATCATTACTAATTGACTTTAAGCCTTTATTTCTATAAATAGAATCGTTGCATATAAAGTCATTTATAAGTTCATATACTGCAATTTTAATATCTTCTGGGACTGCCTTCCATCCATATTCTCCACGAACTAAATATGCAGAGTCTTTTCCAAAATATGAAGGGTTTACTAAAGGATTTTGATCTACCCATTCAGTAATATTTACACCTTCTGAAACTACTTTAATGCCAAACTTGCTTGGTGCTATTCCTACCGTTGCCCCAAGTAAATCAATAGGTGGTTCTTCTGTGGAATCATAAATTACAAGGTCATCAGATGTGATCTTATCAAATGATTCAATTCTTTGACCTAAATGCAAAAGGTCGGTATTTTGTCCATAAGCACCTACTGTCTTATATTCAAACTTAAAATCATTACCAGTATAAGCATTAATCAAATATCTTGCTTTTCTTTCAAGCTTTTGAAGAAATGCGTCTGACTGAGAAACAAGGGTGCTTTCACCATTATCAATATTATGCTCAAAATAATCTTTTATTTCAGCTACTGTTACATAGGGTTTTTTAATTATAATATCTACAGTATCTGTTGAATATCCATTTGTCTGTATTGATTGTATCTCAACTATCAAAGATCTATCATATTTGCAAGTATCTGCATTTAAACTAATTGTGTAAGAGATTTGCCCTTGATCTAAAACCTTATGTACACCAGATTGTGTTCCACTGGTATTTATAAGAGCAGTTGGAGAAGTTGTATAAATATTAAACTGGTTTACAAAATTTGTTGTAGAAACATAATATATTGTATTTGTATTTATTCCAGTTGGTAAAGCTCCAGTAGTAGAAAACTTAACAGCATCTCCATCAAGATATTCATGATTTGATTGAGTAATTACTGCTGGACTAGCAATGCTAATTGTAGATGTTGTTCCTAAATCTTCTGTAAAATTTAATTCTTCATATTGAATATATTGATCGTTTGTATTATCATAAACACTATAAACTAGGCTAACTGTGTTTTGTGGGGCGGTATAGGTAAAACTAGCAGTTCCTAAATCATTTACTAAAACTTCCATTTAAATACCATAGAAAGATTCTACTTCTTTCCTGGTAGCCTCCCTTACTTCATCGGCTTGGTTAGCTAATATTTGCTCTGCCAGCGATTTATTAACAAGCACAAATGGCTCTTCCATATCAAACTTAACACCATTTCCAGCATAATATCCACCACGTTTAATAACCATAGTTAAAAGAACTTTTTCTTCTTTTTTAGATTCTACTTTTGCTTCTTGTATTTTTACTTTAACTTCTTCTTTTGTAGGACCGTCTTCATAGTCAAACAATGATTTTGATGATTCTTCATACATTTCCCAAGTAACTTTAGCCTCTTCAATAGCTTCAATAATATCTTGTTTTCTTGCATTCTTTGATATTTCAATATCAAATGATAGACATAAACCCTTAAGGTCTCCGATTGTTTTACTAGATAACATAAATCCTCCTAATTATTAATTATACACTAAAAAGAAGTAAGGGTCGGACAAAAATCCGACCCTTACTAAGATAGCATATAACTAAGCAGTTGGTACTGCGTAGGCTACTGCCGACTTTTCTTCTAGTGCTACACCCATACGGACGTAGACTGTGTACTCTACAGAGTCCTTTCGTGGTTGGAACTCACGATGTACTGTAACATCTCTCTGGAAACCCCAAATGCGGTTTGAAGGAAGAGTTAGGTCTACATAGTCTTCTGGATACAAAGGAACTTCTTGAACTGGAAGACCGAAGATGGTGTATTGAGCACCAGCTGGACCGCCAATTCTAGGAGTAACTCCGTCAATTACACGAGTAGCAACATCGTAAGGAACTGAAGTTCCGTCAGTTGTATTAACTGTGCGAAGCTCTGTTAGCAATTCCTGAATATGCTTGCTGTTCATGTAGAACTTAAGATCCTGACGGCGAGCCTTGAACTTACGAGGCATTGCGTTGTAGATTGCTTCGATTGCATCAAGAGTCAACTTTGCGGAAGAGTTATCGCCTGAATCAGGAGTAGCTTCCCAGATGTCTGTCATAGTTGCAGCGGCTGCTGCAGCTTCGTGAGCACCTGCGTAGTTAGTATCCTTGATCTGACGGATAAATCCTGCAAGAGTATTGTTATATGTACCGTTACCAGAATCACCTGGACGACCATTAATTGCAATATCTTCCAAGTCGTTTCCGAATTGAGTTGCCATCAAACGTACAACGTGATCCTCTAGAGACGCACCTTCAATCGAGTCCTCTAGGGATTCGGTTGATAGTTCGTACTGTAGACGGAACTTTGTTGTTGTAAGTTCGATCTTTGTGAATGCTGGAGCACTGTTTGCACCTGTATCTTCAGCTTGTGTAGCTTTTGTTACAAGACGTGAACCAACACGGATCTTATCCAATTCCATAGTATTTCCACGCATCGTTACCTTGCGACCATCGTTAGCTAGAACCATCTGATCAAAGATGTATTCGATAAACTGTGTAGATTGTGTTGGGTTAAGAACACCACCTGCGTCACCAGAGTTTCCCTGGGCTGTCATAGCACCAGGAGATGTTAGTGGAGAAAGAACTGTACCGCTTGTTGCGGCTTTTTCTAAAATATCACTCATTTTTATTTTTCACCTGCCTTTTATTTTCTAATTTAAGTATTGCGAGGAACTGAGGAAGCGTCCCCCCCATACAGAATCTGACTTCTGTATAGTTGTTTCTGTGGAACTCTCAAGTTCCCCAGATTTCTTTACAGCGGTATCGTTTTCTACAGATTCTAATCTTCCATTAATTGTTTGTACTGCATTTACGATATCCGCCAAACCTTTGTTGATCTCTTCTAAACGAGAATCATTTTCTACAAGCTTATCGGTTAAAGCTTTTGTTACTTCTGCAACAGTGTTTACAACACCGTTAACTGCAGCTGCATTTGTTTCGCCACTCTTTGTAAGAGCCTCGCCAACAAAATTTTTGATTTCACTAAGAGTCTTTTCAAGGTCAGTCGCCTCACCATTATCGGTGGAAGCGTCATCTGTAGATCCCTCTGTATCTACGGATGTTTCGACTGTATCTTCTGTTACTTCAACTTCATCAGACTTTGCAATTTCTTCTTCTGCTGGAGCTTCTTCAGCTTCAACAATTTCATCAACTACAACTTCTTCTGCAACTTCTACAATTTCTTCAACTGTAGCGTCTTCTGCAACTTCGTTATTTTCAGTCATATCAACACCTCCTTCATTTATTTGGGTGGCAACTAACTCTACGTCATTTGCCTCATTCACTACTGTGTTAGGTAGAGAAACTTCTGTTTGTACGCCAATAGACTTAAGGACTTTAACTGTCCAAGATCTAAGTGTACTCATTCTATGTCCTACAACTGTTTCAGACGGCTTCCAAGAGTCTCCATCTTTTTGATAAACTCTGATAGTCACCGCTGGGTCTTCTGGTGTTCCTGTAATTGTAACACTAGAATTTGGTACTTTAATTTTACCATTAGTTACTACTCTTGTTACTTTACCTCTTGCTGTTCCACCTGAAGAACCCCACTGAACAAAATCTCCAGTGGAATATTCTCCTGCTTTTTTAACATAATTCTTTTTCTTTTTAGGATTTTCTTCAGTCTGAATATCTGAAAATCTTGGATTTTGCTTAGGATA